GAGACAGACTCGCCACAGTAGACCGCGTGCATAGCGCCCCAGGCGACACAGCTCCCGATCTGTTGCCGGCCGACGCGAAACGGCCGGCCGTAGCGGGCCTGGTGCGCCGCGTCCATGTGCCGATAGAGAAACACATCCTTACCGCTGGCCTTCGCGACACACTCGGCCCCGGCCTGCGCAAAGTAGGGCTGCGGCAGTTCGCGGACGAACCGCTCGACGCCGCGCGGATCGGGGACGTATCCCGAATTCACTTCCGCTACCAACTGGCCGCCGCGGTCGCGGATCGCGATCCATGCCGCGTAGCAGAGGATGGCCGCGCCGATGATTCGCAGAGCATCACCGCGCCGCATCGGCCGCCGCCCTTCCTAGCGCCCGGTAGGCCGAGACCCACCGCGCCCGCTGTTCGTTGTCGATTTCACCGCCGGCCGTGCCGACCTTCTGGTCTAGGTAGTCGTGGGCCGCAGTCTGTACCGCCGGCTGGCGTTCGCCGATCCGCTGCCCACGCCACCGCAGCTCCCGGGCTCGCGTCCGGAGAACGTCGAGCGCATGCCCGGTCCGTAGCAGCGGCTCGGCTTGTAGGCCGTCGTGTTCGATCTCGTCCGCGACCTCGAGCCACATGGCCGAAACCTGCGCCGCGTCTTCCGCCGCCGTCGGCCCGGAGAACCGGAGCGTAAGGTCGGCCGGCCCCGGGCCTGGGCCGGGAGCCGGTGCGCGGCGGCCGGCAGCGAGGGCCACCGCCAGGACGATGAGGCCGAGACCGACGAGGCGGCGCGGTGTCATTTGTCGCTGCTTTCGACGAGATGGTGGGTTATCGTCTCGATTGCGCCCTTCGCCGATTCGTCGAGCTGGTCGGTAACGAGGAGCCGCGCGCGAACGTGAGAGAGAGCGATCATCGACGCTTGATAGGTCTGCGACGTTCCGGCCGCCTGGGGCGCGGGGGCCGCCGGTGCGAGCGAGGCCGACAACGTAGGGGCGGACGACGGCGAGCTCGGCCACAGGAGGAACACGAGGCCGGCGATTCCGAGGAGCGCGACGATTTCCATTACGAGGCCCTCACGAGTGGCAACAGGGATTCAATCGCTCCGGCCGCCACCGCGAGCACGACCGACCGGACGACCGGCTTTGCGATGTACCAGAACGGCAGGGCCGGCCACGGAACGAGCTTGTCCGCGATCCCGTCGAACAGCAAGGCGACAGCATCGAGAACGAAAATCTTTTTTGCCGGCCCGTCCGTCGGCACGGCATCGACCGCCTTGATCGACAGTTTCAACAGGTCGACCGCCAGGACCGCAAACTCCGAGAGCGAGAGTCCGTCGGCCGCGATCCCCTTCGCCCGCTGAATGTAAGCCCGGATCTCTGTTTCGATTTCTTGCGGAGTCATCGTCCCCACCTCCTGCGGTTTGTCTTGCCAGTGAGCCAATCGCGTAGCCGCTCCGGGCCACGAAAGCCGGTCGTCCGCCGGACCTCGCGGCCGTTGCGAACGACGACGAACACAGGGACGGTCTCGACGCGGTACTCGCGGGCGAGCCTCGGGTCGGCCTTCGTGTCGACGACCCGCACCGCGTAGCCGGCCGTAAGCGTCGGATCGTCTGCGATCGCTCGCTTCGCCGCGTCACATGGGCCGCATCCCTGGCGGGTGAATACCAGGAGCTCGAGGTCTCCTCCGAGCGTGATGGCCGGCAGCATCGCCAACAGGAATACAAACCACTTCATGCGCTCGCCCTCCCTGCCCGCCGCCACACGGTCTCGGCCGGGACGACGCGGCTTCTCCGAGCTCGGCAGCATGGGCAGACGAGATACTGAAGTTGTTCGAGGCCTGACCGCTTCGAGGTCTCGACCTTCATCCGGTCGCCGCACGCGCGGCATTTAGCGGGTGAGCTCATCAATTCGGATCCCGAGGGCGATCGCACGGGCTCGCAGGTTCGCGTGATCCCATGCCTTGCGGAGCGCATCGCGAGCGGCGTCGGCGGCCGTGTCGGCCTTCTCCTCGTCGGCCTGGCGGACCTCGGCCGCGGTGAGGTTCTCGGCCCGCCACCGCTCGAGCGAGCGGACGGCTACGGTGGTCGACGGGTAGGCCGGCGTAGTGACGAGGGAGCAATCGTAGAGGCCTGACACCTCGCGGATAGTCCGGATCGTCTGGCCTCGTTCGTCCTGGCTCCAGGCCTCGCCGGAGGCCGGGTCGACCGTGAAAGCGAAAGAGCATCCCGCCAGGTCTCCGCGACGAACGAGCGTTTGCAGATCGCGGGAGAGCTGGGTATCCGGCGGGTCGTTCTCGAACCGGAGCCCCTTCTCGTCGCTCGCGAGCCGCAGCGTCCCGCTCGAGGTCCGGCCGAGGAGATGGTCCGCGGAATGGTTAAACAGAAAAACGACGTCCGCCTTCGACCGCTGGCGGTTCAAAACCTTGTCGAACGCGCCGGGGAGGAGAACCTCCCGGAACCCGCCGAGGTCGACCGACAGACTTTGATAGCGTGCCGCGTAACCCTTAAACATCGGCCGGCCGTCGGCTCGCTCCTCCACCGAAACGGCATCTCCGCCGAGGTCTTCGGTCGAAAGAAACCGGCGCTCAAGATTGTCCATCTGCGGGGCCTCCTGCTTGCGTTTGTTGCGTTTGCGCCGCCGCGGCGAGCGTCGAGAATCCGAGCTGCATAAACGTCTGATCTGCGGCCGGCTCGTCGAGGAGGTCGAAGTCCTCCAGGCCGCGGATTTCGTTGGGCGTTATTGAGCCCATGTTGAAGAGCGATTGATACAGGGCCGCCCTGGCGGCCGTGTCGCCGCGGAGGAGCCCGCGGTTGTCGAGCTTGCAATAGACCTCGTCGCCGTACGTCGACAGGAGGGAGCGGTCGATCGCCTGTTCAAAACGGCGCTGCCACGGCAGGAGGGTAAACACCTGGGCCGACAGGAACTCCTGTTCGACGTTGCTATACTTCGCCATATCGGCATCGCCGATGAGCGTGGACGGAATCCCGAACGCCCTGGCGATCTCGCCGACGATGCTCTTCCGCAGCTCCATAAACTGCGCCGCCTCTCGGCTGGAGCCTTCGACGACGCGGGCCGTAACTTTCTTCGGCAGCACCGCCGTTGCCCCGCGGTTGCGGCTCCCGCCGTACATCTCGCGCCACTGTTGGCGGAGGGCCGCGACCGCCGCGTCGGGTATTGCCTCCTGTGTTTCGAGGACGACATCCGGCCGGGCCGAGTTGTCCCAGTAGGCCGCGGCCGCGACATCCAGCTTCCGGGCCAGGGCGACGGCGGTACCGCACAGCTCGGCCGGCACGAGCCCGGCGTAGCCGTTATCGGACAGCCAGCGGAAATGCAGGATCTCGTTCTGCGAGAACGTGCGGACGCCGTCGGGAGACCAGTAATCGTATTCGATGGCTTGCGGGATCCCGGCCCGGTCGAAGAGCAGCCGCTCTTTCATGCGGGACGGATGGAGCGGGACGAGCTGGGTCGCGAACCCGCGATCTCCGGGAACGATCCGCGAGTATGCCGAACCCCAGAGGGCGCAATGATGGGCCTGTATCTCTGTCCATTCGTAGGAGCTCATCCAGAAATTCGGGCGCTTCGCAAGCGTCCGGTAGACGGGCAGGTCCCGGGCATCGATGCGCCGGCCGTTGTTCGACCGCATAACGTGAATCGGGCAGCTCGCGAGACTCTGCGCCACGAACCGCACACAGGCGAGGATCGCCGTTACGCGGATCGCGGTCTGCGCCGAGATCGCGTCGGCGCTCTCGATCGACCAGGCGAGGTTGCCGAGGTCGACCGCTCGCATCGGGTAGGCCTTCGCCGCCGCAGCCTTCCTCGGAGCCCGTTTGCTGGGTTTGTTCGTCTGGGCCTTGGAGCGCGGCATAGCGGGGGACCTGTGCGGTATGGAGCGTCTGCGCCCCCGCTAGTCTCCCGGCCGCCCGCCCGACGATTGAAGTTATAGGGCTATGATCTTCCACTCTTCCGGCGAGCCGGTGAGCTCGTCGCCGAGCTGTGTCGCCAGGGCCAGGGCGTTAATCACCGCGACGATGCCGTCGATCTTCTCCGAGCTCTTCGCCTTGTCCGGCTTAATCATCCCCGTCGTGTCCGTGTAAACGCATACGTTGTTTGCGTTCCACAGGAGGATCGGCGAGCGATACCGGACCTTACGCTCGACGGCCAGGCCCTCGAGCAGTTTCGCCGGAGCGTTCATCGTGGCCGTCCGCTGAGGGACGGCCTTTGTCTCGAGGCCGGCCTTCTCCAGGAGCGTCGCCAACAGACCGACCTGCCACGGGTCAGCGCCGATGCCGACGATCCGATGCTCCTCGCCATACGCGAGAATATCCCGGGCAACGTGTTCGTGGTCGAGCCGCGCCCCCTGGGTCACGGTTAGCCAGCCCTCGCGGATCCAGGTCGAATACGGGATCCCCTTCCGCTCGGCCTCGGCGGCCGACTCCTCCGGGACCCAATACTTCATTTCGACATCGTAGGTCCCGTCGTCCGATTTGAAGACGAACGCGGCCGCCGTCATATCGAGATGACTCGCGAGGTCGACGCCGACGACACAGGCCCGGCCGGCGAGCTGCTCCGGCGGATCCTGGCGGCAGGCCGCGAACGTGTCGCCGTGGAACCATCGCGAATCGGCTTCCTGCCAGACGTTGAGCGAGTAACGGAGGAACTTCGACATCTTCCGCGGGTCCGTCTTGGCGTCCTCGTAGTCGGCCCGGAACTCGTCCTCTGGGAAGGCCGTCCCCATCGACGGATTCGCCTTCCGCCAGACGGCAGGGTCGGAGAAGTCATCTTCTGGGTCGGCCGCGTAGATCAATCCGTAGAACGTCGGGTTGGCGGCCGGATCCTTTTGGACGAGCTCGCAATCCTGCCACCATTGCCAGCCGATGCCGTTGCGGTTGTCGCCGGCCGTCGAGATCGACATCACGATTCCGTTGCGTGTTCCACGCGTTGCGTACATGAGGGCGGTAACGAGATCCGGCGTTCGGAAACTGTGGATCTCGTCGAGGATCACGGAGCCGTTCAATCCTTCGTTTCGCCAGGAGTCGGACGAGAGACATCGGATCTCGTTCCCGTGTTCGCGGTTGCGGATCACGCTCCGAGAGTCGACGACCTCGAGCACCCGCGAGAGCTGCGGCGAGGCCTCGACGGATTGCTTAACCATGCGAAACATGGTCCGCGCCTGCAGCCGGTCGTTAGCCGCGAGGAAGACATCGGCGAGCGGGAAGTGAGACGTAATGAGGTATTGCGCTAGCTGCGACATGAGCGAGCTTTTGCGGTTCTTCTTTGGCACGAAGATGCCCGCCCGGCGATAACGAAGGCGGCCGTCCTTTGTCCGCCATCCGAAGAGCGGGTAGATAACACGTTCCCGCTGCCAATCGATTAGCTTGATCCGCTGGGCCTTTCCGTTCTCGGACGGGTGGCGGCATAGCGTCTCGATGAACTTCACCGGACGATCGGCGGCCTCTTGGTCCCAGACGTAGCCGGGCAGATACTCGGGCCGGCCCGCCGGCTTACGCGCCGCCGGTGAACGCGCGGAGGAGCGCGGCCTCTTCGTCCTCTTCGCTGGCATGGTTTGCCTCGTCTGCTGGGAGTCTTGCGGACGATGCCGCGGTTAATCCGAAGTCGCGGGCCAGGGCGACAAAGTCGCGGCGGGCATCGCGTAGGAGTTTCGCGACCGGGCTCGCCGCCTGGCCCTTGTCGGTCGCCGTTATCCATCCCTCGCGGCGGACCTGTTCGCCGAGCTGTTCGCAGTCCGAGAACAGCCGGCACAGGAGACCGAACGTCTCGGCCTGCTCTTGGCGGAGGCGGCCGGCGGCGATGAGCTGCGGCGCGTGGTCTCGCCAGAACCGGGCGGCCGGCGGGTCGGCCGCGAGCGCCGCCGGCGGCGAGACCTTGTCGGCCGGCGGCAGCTTCGCCGCGGCCTTCCGCGTATTGCGTCCGGCCTGGGATCGGCCGCTCTTCGGGTTCGGGATCGGACCGCGTCGGCCCATCGTTTAGGCCCTCAGATTCTCAAAACCCGGCATTAATTCGCGCGGAGGGACCGTGGGATCTTCCGTGGGGGGGTCGGTTGTCGGCCGACCCCACCCCACCCGTCGCAAAACCTGCGGTTTTCTCGGGAAAATCAATGCTTTCGCGTCTCGCGGTCGTTTCGCTCTTGTTTTCTAGGTGTTTTCGATGATGCAGCGTCGGCGGTTTGGGTCAATGCGTCGCCGCACCGGCTCAAAGTCGGTTCATAGGATGCCTCGCCGCCGCTGTTCGGCTCGCGTCTTCCGTCCGTGGCACTCGAGGCATAGCGCCTGAAGGTTTACGTCGTCGTCCGTCCCGCCTTCCTCGAGCGGGATCCTGTGGTCGACCTGGGCCGCCTTGCCGTGGATCACGCGGCCACATCCGTCGGCCTGGCAGCGGTACGCGTCGCGTATGAGGATCCGCAGCCGGCGGGCCTGCCAGTCGGCGGTAACGTAGTGCGCGTGCCGGTCTGGCGTTCGCGTCCGCAGCCGAGGCGGCCGCCAGGTTTTTAGCTTAGATGGCATATCCGCCATCATGCGACGAATGGCGTGGCGATTGAACGGCTATGCGGCCGTCTCCTCAATGT